TCCTGATCTGACGCCGTCTCAGACCTGCATACCTATACATCGGGCATTTCCGAAGGGAGGCCAGAGTGAGTACCAATTCCTCGAATGCGGATTTCCTCAAGGACCCCGATGCACTTCTCGACTACACGTGGGACTGGTCGGCCTGGCTGCCGAATGGTGACACCATCATCTCGTCCATTTTCATCGTTTCTGCGGGCCTGACCACCGGCCCCGGACCGAATTCAGGACCGGCGACCAGCTTCACCACCACAAACTGCGTCATCTGGCTCTCCGGCGGCACTTCCGGCCAGACGTACCAGGTTACGAACCGAATTACGACTATCGGTGGGCGCGGGGACGACAGGACCATCACCATCCGGTGCCAGCAGCGTTAAATCACGACAGGAGTAGCGAAATGCAGGAATTTTCCACTGCTACCGGCATGGTGCGCGGTCAGGCCGTCGAATTCAAGGCTTCGGCCGCTGAAACGGCCTCCACGACGCAGGCGCAGTTCGACACGGGCGCCGACCAGGAGACGCTGTACCTCATCGTCGCCGTCACGGCCGCCTCCGGCACCACGCCGACCATGAGCCTGGTCGTCGAGGGCTCCATGGACAACGGCACCAACTGGTTCACCCTGGGCACCATCGGGGCGAACGGCTACAACGTCGGCTCCGTGGCCACCGCGCCGACCAACTTCACCACCACGGCCACGGTTCGGGCACTCCTCGCCGTCCCGCAGCTGGTTCGCGTCCGCTCCGTCATCGGCGGAACCACCCCGTCCTTCACCTACTCGGTCGAGGGCGTCCTCGGCTGATGGTCGCTCCCGACAGTGTGCCCGCGCACATTCAGGCGGTGACGCATCGCTACTCCATCGCCTACCCCGAACATGGCCCCCGGGAAGCAGATCCGCACTACGCGGACTTCCATCACTACAAGGCGCAGCGCAAAGCTTCCGGTGACTGGATCTGCGACTTCGCCAAGGAGCACCGGGGCGGCGACCAGTCGGAATGCGACCTCAGCAAGCCCCTTGAGTGCCATCACAAGCACATCGAGCAGGCGCTGCTGAACGACGTCGACCTTGCCCTGCTCGAACCGGCCTATCCGGGCGTTTCGGCGCAGGGTGTCGGCGCATGGGTCCAATCGGCCCTGAATCTGGAGCTTTTGTGTGTCTGGCATCATCGCGGACACGCCGGAGCCCACACGGCGTCATATAGCGACTATGGCGCCAGTTTCTACATACCGCACATGATCCAGTAGGGATCAGGGACCTGTCAAACGCAACGAGGGCCAGCATTTCGTCCATGGCCTCATTTCCTGAAGGAGAATCAAATGGCTAACGACGGCATCAAGTGGTCCCCGTCAGCGAGGGTCCTCAAGTACGACGCCGACACGATCCAGGACATCACCCGCATGCTCGGCCATGAGCCGAACGGCGCCGAGCTGCGCCACCTGGAGGCGACCGCCGGGCTGGTTCCCGACGAGACGACCGACTGGGTCAAGGGCAACCTGCTGGTCACCGTCGGGCTCGACAATCTGACGAAGCTCATCATCGGCACGGGCACCAGCTTCAACAACGCCCACTCCATCGTCGGCGTCGGCTCCAGCTCCACGGCGGCCGTCATCGGCGACACCCACCTCGGCGGAGACGGTTCGACGACCACCGCGTACTACCAGAACGCGGACGCCTCGAACCCGACGCAGGCCAACGGCGTGCTGACGTGCAACTGCACCTATGCCACCGGTAACGCGAACTTCGCCTGGCAGGAGTGGTGCTGGGCCGTCGGCACGGGCACGATCACGCCCGGAGGCACTCTCGCATCCGTGGCGACGGGCGTCATCATGCTCAACCACAAGGTCCAGTCCCTCGGCACCAAGGCCAGCGGTTCGACCTGGACGCTCCAGGCCACCGTCACCCTGTCGTAAGTCCGGGGACGGCCACAACATGAAGCCGTCCTGGGACGAGACGATCGCCTGTGCGGACTGCGGCGACCCCGGCGCCTACTGGTACCGGGGTCGCATGCTGTGCGACGACTGCTGGGAGGAGGCAATGGATGGCGATTGCATTCCGGGCAGCCAGCGTGGTGGCGAATAACAACACCTCGACCCTGAGCATCAACAAGCCTACGGGTACCGTAGACGGCGATATCATGGTGGCCGCGTTCTTTGCCTACACCCAGGTCACCTGTACCGCCCCCGGCGGCTGGTCGACGCTGATCGCCCATTTCAGCACCAGCGACACCGGGTTGACGTGCTACAGCTTCTACAAGACGGCGTCCAGCGAGGGATCGTCATACTCCTTCACCGTCAGCGCCACCACGAACTACTCCATGAGCATGATGGCGTTTTCGGGCGCCAAGGCCAGCACCATTCGCGCAACGAACACGGCGAGTGCGATTACTGGCACGTCGCTCACTTCGGGGTCCGTGGCTGGCGTCCAGGCCACGGACATGGTGGTGCTGTTCGGGGCCGGAGCGCCTACGACGTTCAACACCAACACGTGCACGGGGCCGAGTACGAGCGGCTGGGCCACCCCCGCCGCCGCCAACGGCAACTCGGGTGACTGGAACGTCAGTTCAGCGGGTGCATACAAGATCAACGGTACGACGGCTGCCTTCACGAACAGCCAGGCATCGCCCATCGACATGATCGTCATTTCATGCGCACTGGAAGCGCCTTCGTCAGTCATCCCCGGGGCCCCCTACATGGTCAACCAGACCGCAATCGCCGCCGCAACGTGGTGAAGAGAGGTTCAAATGGCTATTTTCACCGCATACAACGCGGCCCTGTCGGCAACGACGGCCATAGCGGCGGGAACCAGCTACGCGACGGGCGCCAAGTGTGCCTTGCAGCTGGCGATTCCCGCGAACGGCTACATCGACATCGTCGAGTGGGGCATCGACTTCAGCACCGACTACACGTCGGATTCGGCGAACCTGTCGGCGCTGTTCGAGATCGCGGTCACGGCCACAGCCACAACCGGCCTGACGGCCCATACGACGACGACGGTGCAGCCGATGGACCGCGCGGCCGTCAACGGTGCCGCGACTTCGCGGCTGACGATGGGCACCGCAGCAACGGGCTTCGGCGCTGTCGCCATCACCACCAACACCACCCTGGGCATGGCTGATCGCGGATATATCAAGCAGTCCGGCCTGTACCGGTACGTGGGCCCGGAGGGACGCTACTACCGGGCGGGCAACACCAGCGCCCACTTCGTGCAGTTCCGTCTCAACACCTCCGCCACTGCGATCGCCTCCATTTACATGAAGTGGGACGAGCACATCCTCTGATTGGCGGTGAGACGGCATGGGGCACAAGTTCGGACGCGGATATTCCCCGGTAGCCGTCATCGTCTCCGATCACGCCCCGGCCGTCGCACTCCAGATCGACACCGACACCGGTACGGGCGTCGACACCGCCGTTGTGGTCGTCCAGGTTGTCGACACCGACACCGGTACAGGCGTCGACACTGCGGTCGTCGCAGCCGCCATTCCCGACACCGACACTGGTGCTGGCGTTGACGCTGGCGCCCTACTGGTCCAGGTCACCGGCGCCGACGTAGGCTCTGGCGTCGACAACACCGCAACCGTGGGCCTTCCCGTCACCGACCTCGGTGCTGGTGCCGACACGGCCGTCGTATCCGCTGGTATCGCCGGAACCGAGACCGACAACTTCAACCGGCCCGACTCGGCGACAACGCTAGGCGTCTTCAGTCAGGACTCCACGAAGGTCTGGACCCCGCAGCTCAACACGTGGGGCATTTCCGGCAACGCGGCCTATATCACGACTTCGGCCAACGGCCGGGCCACCGTTCCCGGTTCGGCCGATGGTTCCGTGGGCGTGACGCTGGCGACCTGGGGTAGTCCTCAGCAGGCGTACGTCATGTTCCGCTACAGCGACGCAAACAACTACTGGCGCTTTGGTTGCACCTCAACGCAATACAAGCTTCAGAAGGTAGTCGCCGGGGTTGTCACTTCAACCTATACGAGCAGCGTAAATACGGCGCAGGGCGACATCATCTCGGTGTCCTACGTCGGCAGTACTATCAACTGCTACGTCAACGGTGTAGGCATTGGCGCCAGCGTCGACGCCTTCAACTCCAGCGCGACCATTGTCGGTTTGCAGCTTGCCAGCACCACGACGCGCCTGGACAATTTCACTTTCGCGGACTATACCGGCGCCTTCTATGACACGGCGGCCGGTGCCGAGTCCGGAACTGTCATCATTCACGCCGCCGACACCGGTGCGGGCGTGGAGACTGCCGTCGTCAACGCCCAGGTGCCGGGCGCCGATACGGCTAGTGGCACCGACGGCGTCATGGGCTCCCCGTTCGATGTCAGTCAGATCCAGCCTGGCGTCAATGCCACCACCTATCAGAGCATCACGACCTATGTTGGTGGCGACAACTCCGTAGTTGAACCGTCCGTCCTGTACTTCGCAAACGGCTGGAATGGCTACAAGTACTGGATGGTGGCAGGCCCTTATACAAATACGGATGCGACGGTGGAGAACCCCTCCATCTGGGCGTCTAGCGACGGTACTGCATGGGTCGTCCCGACCGGCGGCAGCAACCCCGTCGTACCGTATCCCGGCGCCAGTCACGGCAACAACTGTGATCCGCAGATTTTCATGTCACCCGACAGTCTGACCATGTACCTCACCTGGTCGGAAGATAACAACGGGTTCGCGCCCCCCGGTGACGGCGTGTACATGATCTCCAGTACCGATGGTATTACGTGGTCGGCTCGTACCCTTCTCATCAGGGGGACCACCTCTTCATACCATGAGTTCATTGCTACGCGGTTCGTGTGGGATGGCACCACGTGGCACATGTTCGCTCTGAACAACAGCACCTACGCCTATAAGCATTACACCGCCGTGACTGCTACCTCTTTGACGGGTGGCTGGAATACGCCGACAACCTGCACGATAGCCGTCCCGCCGGTTCTCGGCGCAACCCGCACCTGGGAAGCGGATATCGCATGGCTTGAGGGTCGCTTCTTGGCGATCGTCAACTTTCAGGGCAATAATGGCATCGGTCGCGGTGTCTGGTGGGCGGAAAGCAACGACGGTAACACTTGGACCGTCGCATCCAACCCCTTCCTCGTCAACCGCGTCGGACTCTGGGATAACGGAATCTATAAGGCTGGTTTCGTCCAGTATCCGAATGCCCAGCAGGTTGACCTCTGGTACTCGTCCGCGAACTTCGGCAGCACGAATCCCGATCAGTGGCACATTGGCCGCGTACCGGTCCAGATATCGCTGACCAACATAGCGGCCACGGTTCCGGGCGCCGATACGGGCTCTGGCGCTGACACGGCCTTCGTGTCGGTGGTACTCGTACCGGGCGCCGATACTGGTGCGGGTATCGAGGGTCAGGGCATCGCAACTCTCGGCTCGGATACGGCTTCCGGCGCCGACACCGCCGTGGTCATCGCCCAGGTGCCCGCTGCCGACACCGGCCTCGGCCTTGAGGGCACGCCCAACGTCACACCGCTCGGCGCCGTCGATTCCGGAGCTGGTGTCGACGCGGCTGCCGTCACCAACGCGGTGCAGGTCGCAGACACCGGTCTCGGCGTCGAAAACGCGACTATCGGCAACCAGAGCGCCGACACCGGTGCTGGCTCCGACACGGCGGCCGTATCTGCGCAGATTCCGGCCGTTGACGCCGGATCAGGCGCTGACTCGGCAACTATCGGCGTACGCGGGGCCGTTGACGTCGGATCGGGCGCAGACTCGGCAATTATCGCGACTTCGGCCGCAGATACCGGATCTGGCGCCGAAAGCGCGAATCTTGGCGATATTTCGGTCGATTCGGGATCTGGCGCCGAAGCGGCCGCCATATCGGCCCAAGTTCCGGCCGCAGAAACCGGATTCGGCGTAGACGTCGCAATCGTCATCGTTCAGGCATCCGACAGCGCCACGGGCGTAGACAACGCCCCGGGGCTGCTGATCCTCGTAGCCGACTCCTACATCGCGACGGAGGGCGCCAATCTCGGTGTCATCATCCGGGATGCCGACACCTGGTCGGGCTACGAGTTCGCGATCCAGGTCGGCCTGGCTACCAACGACCGCGTGACGACCGTCTTCCGAGAAGTCAGGACAACGGTCGCTGCTGCCGATGCCAGCATCCTGGCGTGAGGGGGACCGGACATGGCTGTCGCATTCCGGTCCGCCTCCAGCGCCGCTGGCAACGGCGTTACGAGCCTGACGGTATCCAAGCCCTCCGGGGTCATTGATACCGATATCATGGTGTGCGCCGTCTTCGCCTACACCAATGTCACCGTTACGGCCCCGGCGGGCTGGAACACGCTGATAGCGGCCTTCTCCACCGGCGATGGCGGACTGAAGTGCTATAGCTTCTACAAGACCGCGTCCAGCGAGGGGTCGTCCTACGTCTTCAGCATGGGCTCCACGAACGCCGCGCTGAGCATGATGGCCTTCTCCGGGGCCCTGGCCAACACGATCCGGTCCACCAGTACGGCTAGCGCCAACACCGGCACCGTGGCCACCAGCGCCTCGCTGGCGGGCGTTCAGGCCACGGACATGGTGGTCCTGTTCAGCGGCGGCACGCCTACCGCGAGCGGCGCCGAGACCATCGTCGGGCCCACGTCACCCTGGACGACTCCCGCTGCCACGCTGGCGAACAGCGGCGACTGGCAGGTGTGCTCCGGCGGCGCCTACAACACCAACGGCACGACGGGCAGCTTCACCTATAACGCATCATGGCCCAATGACATGATCGCCATAGCGTGCGCCCTGGAGCTGGGTACGACGATCATCGTCGCCTCCGACGCCTCGGCCACCACGGTCGACACGGCCACGGCGCACGGCAACGCGCAGGACACCGGCACCCTCGTGGATGCGGCCACCGTGGTGGCTCAGCTGCCGGTCGCCGACACGGCCACCGGCGTGGAGTCCACCAGTGTCACCGTGCCTGTCAGCGTGGTCGACACGGGCGCCGGGGTCGACACGGCCACCGTTAACGCCTCGCTGCCCAGCGCGGATATCGGCAGTAGTGTCGAGCAGTTCACCGTCCTTAATGTCGGCACCGGCGGCATCCTGGCATTCGGGCAGGACATCGGCACCGGCGCCGCGAACGCACTGACGGCACTTCAGGGCAGCTATGGTGATGCCGGATCGGCTGCCGAGAACGCCACCGTGGCGATCCAGGGCACGATCCCGTCGGGGTACCAGCGCATCATCCGCATCCCCTCAGAGCCGTCCGCCGCCAACGGCGTGTGACCTAGGGAGGCGCTATGGCCATTACCGTCGTCGGCAGCTCCAGCGCCAATAACACCGCTGGCAACAGCGTGACCAGCCTCGCCCCGGCCAAGCCCACCGGCACGCTCCAGAACGACGTCATGATCGCGTTCGGCTACTCCAGCTCCGGCAATGCCATGAGCGCCCCCGTAGGCTGGACGGTCATCGGGACGCCGCAGGACGACTCCGGCGTCAGCCTCTGGTTCGGGGCCTGGTACAAGGTGGCCGGTGCCAGCGAGCCGTCCAGCTACACCTTCACCGTCGGCACGGCCGCCGGTATCGGCGTCGGTATGTACGCCTTCCGGGGCGCGGCCACCAGCTCGCCGATTGACGTATCCGGCGCCAGTATCACGAACACCACCAACCCGTCCACGATGCCGAGTATCACGACGACGGCGCCCGATGTGCTGGTCTTCGCGCGCAACGACCGTGGAAGCACCACCTCCTACATCTCCAGTAGCTGCGCGGCAGCCACATCGACGACGAACTTCGGCGACCACACTGCAACCATCATCCGCACCGCCAGCCTGTTCTATATCATCGGCGACGCCACGGTTGGCGCCAACGGCGGCCAGAGTATGGTCACCAGCGGCGGCACGCTGGCCAACGGTGCGAACATCATCGTCGGGCTCAAGGACGGCATCACCATCGTCCAGGGGGCTGATACCGGTGCCTTCGTGGATGCCAGTACGCAGGCCCACGGCAATGGTGACGACGCCGTCGCTGCCACAGGAACGGCAGCCGTCAGCGCCATTATCGTCGACACCGACTCGGGAGCCGGTGTTGATAGTGCGGCCAGCGTGGTGCCGATCGCAGCCGCCGACGCTTCGGGCGCGGCCGTCGACACCGCGCACGTGTCCGCCATCATCCCCGATACTGACGCCGGATCAGGGATAGAGCAGTTCACCGTCCTGAATGTCGGCTCTGGCGGCATCCTCGCGTTCGGCCAGGACGTCGCCAGTGCCACCTCGGAGACGGCCGTCGGTACGCTCACCGGCCACTACTTCGATGCTGGCAACTTCGGGGACAACGCCACCGTCGCGATCCAGGGCCCCATCCCCGACGGATATGAACGAATCATCCGCGTGCAGCCAGAGGTGGTGATGGTCAGTGGCATCTGAGATGAGCCTGACCGAGGCGGTCGCCTCCGGCGATCCGCGCCGCGCCCTCGTCGCCATCCGCAACTATCTGGCGCACGAACTGGAGGGCAACCGCTGCAACTCCTGCAACATGTCCAAGCTGCGTACCGGCGACACAGCAGCCCTTGTGCTTCGCCTCCAGAAGGTATTGGAGGACATCGAAGCCATTCCCGCGAACAACGGCGAGGTGTCCGAACTTGACCGCATACGGCAAAGGCGAGCTGCTGGGGCATCAGCGGCCGAGAATTCAGCATCTGCCGGACTGGGGACCAAATCTGGTCCACGCCAGCAGGGCGGGCGGCATTCCTCCGGAACTCGGGAGTCTGGGTCGTGAGATCGTCGATCTCGCCGCCGTCGCCGGTCTGATCCTCGATCCCTGGCAGGCGTGGATCATGGAGCAGGCCCACGTGATCCGGCCGGACCACCGCTTCTGGAACCCCTACACGGACCGCTACGAGTGCAAGTGGGCGGCCTTCGAGGTCGGCGTCATGGTGAGCCGCCAGAACGGCAAGGGCTCCATCCTCGAGGCCCGCGAGCTGGCCGGACTCTTCCTCTTCGGCGAGCGGCTGATCATCCACTCCGCGCACCAGGCCGACACCTCCTTCGAGGCATTCGAGCGCATCGTCCACCTGATCGAGGACACGCCGGTCCTGGACCAGGAAGTCTTCAAGATCATCCAGGACCAAGGGCGGCGGCCGTGGCTTCACCGGCGACACCCTGATCCTGGACGAGGCCATGTACCTCGGCAGCGCCCAGATCAGCGCCCTGATGCCGACGCTGTCCGCCCGGCCCAACGCCCAGGTATGGGTGACGGGTTCGGCCGGTGATAAGGAGTCCACGCACTTCGGCCGCGTCCGCGAGCGCGCGCTGAGCACGGACGATCCCGACCCGCGCCTCTTCTATGCCGAATGGTCCATCGACGGCTGCAACGACTACTGCGTACGGCCCGACCCGGACGGCACCTTCAACTGCGAGGAGCACGACGACCCGGGCACCGTCGAGTCCTTCGCCAAGTCGAACCCCGGCCTGGGTATCCGGATCTCGGTCGAGCACGTCGAGGCCGAGCGGCGCTCCATGGATGATGCCAGCTTCAAGCAGGAACGCCTCGGCGTCGGCGACTGGCCTATCGAGGGCAACTCCTGGTCGGTCATCAGCCGCGAGTCGTGGCTGTCGCGCGCCGACCACACGTCCGAGATCCAGGGACGTCTGGCCATCGCGGTCGACACCTCTCCGGACTGCGCCTTCTCCTGCGTGGCGGCGGCTGGCTACAACGCGGCCAAGGACATCCACGTCGAGCTGACCGCGACCGACGGCGAGTACCACCACCGGCCCGGCACCTCTTGGGTGGTCGACGTCGTCAAGGCCATCTGGAAGGCACAGAAGCCCTACTGCGTCGTCATCGACAAGGCCGGGCAGGCCGGGATGTTCGTCACCGAGCTGGAGGATGCGGGGATCAAGGTACTCACGCCGAACTCCCGTGAATTCGCCCAGAGCTGCGGGGAGTTCAAGACTGCCGTCGTCCCCAAGAAGGGCGAGGAAGCCTATCTCGTGCACTGCGACCAGAAGCCGCTGAACGTGGCCGTGGCCGGTGCCGACGTCCGCACGCTCACCGACATGTGGGCATGGTCCAAACGGGAGTCCTCGGTGGACATCTCTCCCCTGATCGCGGCCACCCTCGCCATGTGGGGGCTGAAGGAAGAGGCGTCCAAAAGGTCGTCCATACCCATGATGGCCTTCGGCCGGTAGGGAGCGCGATGAAGAGGATCGAAGCGGTGATCGCTGCGGCCGTCGCCTATTTCATGCTCAGCGCCGGTCTCGTCTGGCGCTTCGGCTTCTACGGTCTCGTCGGTCCTGCGGTCGCCCTGCTCATCTGTACCATCCTCTTCGCTGATCTGAAGGAGTGACACCATGGCTTCACTGTGGTCAAAGCTCCGTGGCACCAGTTCCGAGGTACGTCTGAGCCAGGACGACTGGGCGCAGATGATGGCCAACTTCTTCACCTTCAACGGCAGTTCGTATCCCATTGGCGGGTACAGCTACTCGAAGTCGAACACCGAATCGGCGCCCAACGACTTCGAGTCGTATGTCCGCAGCGCCTACAAGGGCAACGGAATCGTCTTCGCCTGCATGCAGGCCAGGTCGCTGATCTTCAGTGAGATGACCTTCTGCTACCAGGGATCGAACAATGGGCGCCAGGCCGAGCGGTACGGCTCGAAGGAGCTGTCCGTACTGGAGAACCCGTGGCCGAACGGCACGACCGGAGAGCTGCTGACCAGGGCACTCCAGGACGCCGACCTCGCCGGTAACCACTACGTGGTCCGCGAGGGCTTCGGCTCGAGCGAGCGACTGCGCCGACTGCGGCCGGACTGGGTTGACATCCTGCTCAGTGCACCGCCGGACGAGGCGGTCCACTCGGACGTCGAGGCGTACATCTACAAGCCCGGCGGCACCACGGACGAGGAGAAGTGGGAGATATACCCGATCGACGGCAGCAAGGGCGCCATCGCCCACTGGTCGCCGATCCCCGACCCGACTGCTCAGTACCGTGGCATGTCGTGGATCACCCCGATCCTCCGCGAGATCATGGCCGACAAGGGCGCCACGAAGCACAAGCAGATGTTCTTCGATCAGGGTGCCACGCCGCAGATCGCCGTCAGCTTCAAGGACACCGTCAGTCCCGAGGCGTTCAAGGAGTTCATGCAGCAGGTCAACACCAACCACGAAGGTGTCGACAACGCCTACAAGACAATGTACTTGGCCGGTGGCGCGGACGTCACCGTGATCGGCGCGCATCTCCAGCAGCTCGACTTCCACAACATGCAGGGCCACGGCGAAACACGCATGGCCGCAGCCGCCCAGATCCACCCGGTTCTGCTCGGACTGTCCGAAGCCCTCAAGGGCACGCCGCTGGCGATCGGCAACTACCAGGCCGCCAAGGACATGTTCGGCGACAAGTTCCTTCGTCCGACATGGCGCTCCCTGTGCGACTCCTACGCCCCGCTGGTCAAGAAGATCGGGGGCAGCCGCCTCTGGTACGAGGACCGCGACATCAGCTTCCTGCGCCAGGACCGGCAGGCACAGGCCGAGTTGCAGCTTGCCCAGGCGCAGACGATCAACACCTACATCATGGCTGGCTTCGAGCCCGACACGATCGTCAAGATGATGATCGCCGAGGGCGATCTGAAGCTGCTCAAGCACTCCGGCCTGACATCTGTTCAGCTGCTGCCGCCCGGCCAGATGGCCAATGGCGGCCCGCCCGAAGGCGGCGGAGCAGGAGGAGCCAAGGCGCCCCCCAAGAAAGCGATCACCACGGGGCCCAATCCCAAGGCCAATCCGAACCAGGAATCGTAACGGAGGTGAAGGTAATGAAGAATCTGTGCACGAGGTCCGTGGACTTCACCCCGATACGGGATGACGCCGATACCGGAGACGGCCGCACCCTTGAGGGGTATGGCGCCGTGTTCGACGTGCCTACCCGGATCAACAGCTGGGAAGGGTGCTTCGATGAGAGCATCGCGCCCGGCGCCTTTCGCAAGACGCTGAGCGAGCGCAAGCCGGTCATGCAGTTCGACCACGGCCGCGATGCCCGTACCGGCTCCGTGCCGATCGCGGCGATTCAGGAGATCCGCGAGGACCCTGACGGCCTGTATGTCAAGGCCAGCATGTTCGACAACCCGGTCGTCGAGCCCATCCGGCAGGCGATCGAGGGCGGCGCCATCAAGGGCATGTCCTTCCGCTTCAACGTCGTCCGCGACGAATGGCGCGACGCCAAGGGCGTCCCGGTGCGGCCGGAGGAACTTCAGCGGCTGCTCTACGGCACCCGCGATCCGGACCGCACCCCGCTCCAGCGGACGCTGAAGGAAGTTCAGCTGTTCGAGGTCGGCCCCGTCGTCAATCCGGCCTACACGCAGACCTCGGTCGGCGTCCGGAGCCTGTCCGATGAGGAGCGGACCGAGCTGGTCGAGGAGTACGTCCGGTCGATGTCCGGCCCCGAGGACGTCCCCGGCCCCGGCGGACCGCCCACGCCGTCCCCGCTGCCCGGAGACAAGGCCGTGGACGACGAGGCCACCCGGAGTACCCCCGCCCCCGTTCCGGGTCCTGGCGGGCCCCCCACGCCTTCGCCGCTCCCCGGCGACAAGGCGATCCCCGAAGCTACGACCGACGCCGCCCCCACGCGGGACACCTCGGTCGAGAACACGACGACGCCGCCCGCACCGGGCACCTCGTCGGGACACGATGACACCACGGATAGGAAGGCAGTACCGATGGCAAAGACCATTGCGGAACTGCGGGCGCGTCTCGACGAGATCGACGTTCGCATGCTGGAGCTTGGTGGCGACGCCACCCGCTCCCTGGAAGAGGCCGAGGAGACCGAGTTCACCGCGCTGGAGACCGAGCGCGCGGACGCGGAAGCGGCCATCGAGAAGATCGAGGCCCGCGCCGAGCTGCTGCGCAAGGTCGCAGCCCGCAGCCCGCGCCGCACCGAGCGCGGTACCGACCAGGGCGCCCCCGGCTTCAACCGGAGCCCCGAGGACATCTTCGACCTGGGCGCGGTTCGCTCCGCATCCACCTCCGACGCCGACTACGTCAAGCGGCTGCGGGACAACGCCCTGCGCGCCGTCGAGGCGGCCGACTTCGGCGAGTACGACAAGCAGGCAGCGCAGACGCAGGTCGAGAAGCTGCTCCGCACCAAGGACAACAAGCGCGGAGAGCTGGCCGCCCGCCTGCTGTCCACCGGTTCCGAGGCGTACGAGCGCGCCTGGGGCAAGATGGTCATGTCCGGCGGCACCGCCTTCCTGACCGGCGAGGAGCGTGACGCTGTCGAGCGCGCCCAGGCCGCATCGACGGACTCCGCCGGTGGCTACGCCGTGCCGTTCCAGCTGGACCCCACCGTCATGCTGGACAACGCCAGCACGATCAACCCCATCCGCCAGCTCGCCCGCCAGGTACAGATCGTGGGCAAGCAGTGGAACGGTGTGACCAGCACCGGCGCCTCGGTCTCCCGTGGCGCTGAGGCATCGACCGCGCCGGACTCCAGCTTCACGCTGGCGCAGCCGACGATCACCACCAACCGCGTGCAGGGCTTCGTGCCCTTCTCGATCGAAATCGACCTGGAGTGGAACGCACTCCGGAGCGAGATCGGCGCGCTGCTGATGGACGCCAAGGCTCGCGAGGAGGACTCGTTCTTCACCGGTGACGGCACCGGCACCAACCCCTTCGGTGTCGTGGCGACCAACACCAGCACGGCGGCTTCCACCGTCGGCGCGGCTGCCCTGGCGGCGGCCGACCTCTACACCCTGGAGACCACGCTGGCGCCCCGCTGGCGTGCGAAGGGCCAGTTCGTCGGCAACAAGACGATCCTCAACAAGATCCGGCAGTTCGACACCGCCGGTGGCGCGCAGCTGTGGCAGCGCGTCGGCGCGGGTCTCCCGTCCGAGCTGCTGGGCTACCCCGTGCACGAGGCGTCCGCCATGGCGAGCGTGCTGACGACCGGTACCAAGATCCTGCTGTTCGGAGACTTCTCCAACTTCCTGATCGTGGACCGCATCGGCATGACCGTGGAGCTGATCCCGCAGGTGTTCGACGCGAGCAACAGCAACCGGCCGACCGGCCAGCGTGGCATCTACGCCATCTGGATGAACAACTCCAAGATCCTGGTCCAGAACGCCATTCGCGCGCTCCAGACCAGCTGATCACTGGCAGTCTGCGGGGGCGTCAGACGGTGGCGCCCCCGCACCCCAGAAGGGAAGGTATCCAGATGGACGACGGCATTTACGTCGCGGCCGTGGGCTTCGAGTGTCGCGTTGACGATCTCGTGGTCACAGTGAAGGCCGGTACGACCGTCCGCGAGGGCCATCCCCTCATGGACGGGCGCGAAGCATTCTTCCACCCCCTGGTGGTCGACTACGAGCTCCCCCCGGAGCCCGACGGCAAGCACGTGGCCCCGAAGAAGGTCGCTGCGCCGAAGCTGAAGGTAGGCGGTAGCTGATGACCGCTCTCAACCTCCAGCCGCCGCCGTCGCCGCGAACCTTCACGATCTACGCCTCGGCAGTGCGCACGGCGACCACATCGACCCTGATCAACCTGGACGCCATCGACGTCGAGGCGCTCACGGTCGTCATCAACCTCACTGCGGCGACCGGCACCACGCCCTCGGTGACCTTCCAGCTCCAGGCGATCGACCAGCTTTCGGGCGCCACATACGAGCTGGGCTCCAGCACTGGTCTCACCTCTGGTGCTATGACCACCGCTGGCAAGGCCATCTTCCGGGTCGCCCCGGCGCTCACCGACAGCTCCACGGTGGCCAAGGACATGGTGCCGCCGCTGCTGCTGTTCACGGCAACTCACCTGAATGGCACGGGAAACCTGACCTACACGGTCTCCGGCATCATGGATCTGTAAGGAGGGCGAGAGATGGCCATCGGCGATCCCTATGCCAGCCTCGCGGATCTGAAGTCGTACCTGAAGATCACAGGCTCCGCTGACGACACCCTGCTCACCTTCGCGCTCCAGTCGGCCTCGACCGAGATCGAGCGGCACTGCGGGCGGCAGTTCAACCAGCAGGCAACGGCTACGGCCCGTATCTACGAGCCCGACACCTGGAAGCTCTGCTATGTCGACGACTTCTTCACGCTGACCGGCTTCGGCATCGTGACGGACCCCGGCGGCACGAACAACTTCACCAACACGCTGACGGCGATCGACTACGAGCCGTCGCCGCTCAATGCGATGGTGCAGGGCCAGCCGTGGGTCTACACCACGATCCGGTCCACCGGCGGAAACTGGTTCCCTAAGATCCAGTTTCGGCGACGCGGCACCATGCAGGTGACGGCACAGTGGGGCTGGGCGTCGGTCCCGGCCCCGGTGCACCAGGCGTGTCTGATCATCGCGGCGCAGGAGTTCCGGATGAAGGACGCGCCCTTCGGCGTGGCAGGGATGACTGAATTCGGAGCGCCGGTAAAGGTGGTGACGATTCCGAAGGTGGTAGAACTCCTGCGGAAGTTCCAGCGCTACCAGCTGCTGGGAGGCTGACATGTCGTCCCTCGGCGCAATCCGGACGGCGATCACGTCCGCCATCACCACAGCCATCCCCACGGTATACGGGGCGGCCGACGTGACCAGCCTCAGCCAGCTGCCCGCCGTCTTCGTCGAACCGGCCACGGGCGACTTCGTTCCGGCGATGGGCAGAGGCGACGACGAGTGGGTCTTCAACCTGTTCGTCCTGGTGTCCCGGCGTGACGAGACCTCGGCCCAGGCCGAACTCGACTCGCTGATCACCGGAGCTGGCTCGCTGAGTATCCGTCAGGCATTGTTCGGAGTCACGAACATCCTGTCGGACACGCAGGTCGTCTGCATGGGCATGAAGGGGTATGGCGGCCACTTCAAGCAGTCGGGCGTCCCGATGACGGGCGCCATCCTGGTCCTCAAGGCATTCACCAATGGAGCTGTGTGAGATGACCGAGCCAGTCGTCCCGATCACATACCTGCTACAGGCAATCAGCTCTGGCGTCAATGAGCTGAAGACGGATGTGCGGAAGGTACGCGAGGCCCTGGACGCCAAGGCCAGCGCCGAGGATGTCCGCGAACTCCAGCACCAGGTAGCCGAGTTGCAGAAGGCGTATGCCGCCGACGAGGCTGCGGCAAAGGCTATCCATTCCGTCAGGACGAGCCGCCGGGCGATATGGCTGGCCATCCTCCTGCCCCTCCTCAGCACCATCGCGGGCATTCTCTACAACGTCTTCGCCAAGTGAAAGGGTGATCGGCCGTGGCCACACTCGCAGTTCAGAAGATCGTCGACGCGGGCACCAACGTGACCTACGCCGCGCCCACCGCATCCGACCGCGCCGACGTGGGCAGCGGTCACGACACCTTCCTCCACTACAAGAACACCAGCGGCTCCCCGGTCACGGTGACGGTCACCGGCACGGTCGGCAACACCTCCTACGGCGTAGCCTGGCCGAACAACGTCCTCACGCTGGCCGCCACCACCGGCGAGCTGCTGATCCCGCTGCGCCAGGCCCACGACCAGGGGGACGGCCTCGGGGCACTCGTCACCACCTCGGCCCAGTCCGGCGTCACTGTGGCACTCGTGAGGCACTCCTGATGGCGGGGCGGCAGAAGGTGCCGTCGCCCCCGCCGCCGCCCCATGACTTCGGCGGCGGAACGCTGAGGGCCGCGCGGCCAGGGGTGACCCCTCGGCGCGGGCCTGTGATGGTGCACGTCCAGTACGTAGTAACCGGACCGCGTGCCGTATACGGCATCCAGCCCGGCGCAGTCGGATGGCTGGAGCTGACCGAGGGTCAGGCGGCCTCGCTCATCGAATCGGGCCACATCGCGCCCTACGTGGAACGGGCGATGCCCGAGCCCGACAAGGAAGAGGTCTAAGCCATGGCAAAGTTCGTTCTCCTCAACTGCTCCATCACCGTCAACGGTGTCAACTTCAGTGACCACGTCGCCTCGGTAGAGGTCGCGCTGTCTAAGAAGTCGGTCGACACGACCAACTTCTCCGGCGGCGGATTCGAGCAGGTGCAGGGTCTGCGTGAGGACTTCTTCACCGTCGAGTTCCAGCAGGACTTCGCCTCGGCCGAGGTCGACGCAACCCTGTACCCGCTCTACAACAACGGCACGGAGTTCACGGTCGTCGTGATCCCTGTTTCCGCGACGGTCACCGCGACCAACCCGTCCTACACCGGTACGTGCATCCTGCTGGACTACATGCCGCTGTCCGGCAAGCCCGGCGCGCTGTCGACCTCCAAGGTGAAGTTCCCGTCCCAGCGGACGGGGATCGTCCGCGCCACCAGCTGATGGCTGTTGACGAACTGTCGTTCCAGTATGGCGGCACTGCTTCCTGGGATGCTGTCACCACTGCCCTCGCGGAAGTGGATGACAGCATCCCGGTGGACGTCGACAGGGCGATCCGGCGAGTGGCCGAGGTGGTCGTCGAACGGGCACGCGAGCGAGTCATGGCCGAGCCGACGCACGCCAGGAAGCACACCGGCCTCCGGGCCAGGATTGCGGCCGGTACCGAGGCGACTCCCATGGTTGGCGGCGGCGTTGAGATCAGCGCCTCCATGGACGGCAACGCACACAACCTTCCGCTCGACATGGACGAGGGCGGATGGATGCACCCCGTCTACGGCAACCAGCGTGAATGGGTGACACAGGACGGCTACTTCTCCTGGTTCACCGACACGATGGACCA